AGCCTCCGGGATTTCCAGGGCGATTCAAACATCAACTCCAAGCGCCTCATGACCAGAATCTCGGGCGGTTGGGAGCCTGAAACCGACCTGATCGAGACTGACGGCGCCCCACCTGTGGTTGTGTACACCAACCCGGGCGGTGCTGGGGTTTTCGAGACCCATATAGATCTCATCAACCGCATCAACTCCGGCGTTCTGCAGCGCTTGTCGACGATGGCGATGCAAGCGTTCCGTCAGCGCGCTCTAAAGAAGGAGGGAGACAAGCCCCTACCGGCGGTCGATGACAAAGGCAACGCCATCGACTATGCGGCCATCTTTGAACCAGCCCCCGGAGCGCTGTGGGATCTCCCACCAGGTGTTGACATTTGGGAATCTGCCACAACCGATGCAAGCCCCATGCTCGCCGCGTCGAAAGAAGACATCCGGCATCTCTCGGCGGCCACGAAAACGCCCCTTCCCATGCTGATGCCCGATGGCGCAAATCAGACGGCGGAAGGCGCGATGAACACCGAGAAGGGCTTCATTTTCAAGTGTGAAGCATGCCTAGCGGTAGTGAAACTCGGCCTCGAAGCCATCATCGTTAAGGCGCTAGAGACCGAAGGTGTCGCAGACGTAGGCAATGTTGAGGTGTCATTCGAGGCGCCAGCCCGTGTGACACTCTCTGAGAAGTACTCTGCCGCAGCACAAGCGGCGGCAGCAGGGGAGCCGTGGGGCTCAATTGCGCGGAACATCCTCAAGTACTCACCCGACCAGATTGCACAAGTCGAAAAGGATCGGGCCAAGGAAGAGGCGATGGCGCCACAAGTAGCGCCACCTGCTCCACAAGACTTCCCCCAGTAGGGGGTTCGCCCGTACGGGCGCCACCAATGCGAAACGCAAAGGAATTTCACATGTCTGATGTGACCCCGAATGACATGCCGGGAGCCGTAACGGAACCGGGCGAACCAGAAGGAACCGTAGACGCCATCAAGGCGCCGAAATCCGAAGCCAAAACCGATGGTTTGACCGCTGAGGAACGGCAAGAGCTGGACAGACTTCGCGCCACCCGCGTTGAGGAACGACGCTGGGAAAAGCGCGCGAAGGAAAACTACGACGACGCCACCAAGTGGCGTGAGCTCATCGAGAAGAGCGGCGGAGACAAGAAAGAGTTCGACCCAAGGGCCGAAATCGACAAGATCCGAGCCGAACTGACCACCGAACGCACCGAACGGTTGCGATCAGAGGTCGCCAGAACCACCGGAGTTGACCCTGAGGACATCAAGGGCGGCACCGAAGAAGAGATGCGCGAATCCGCCGAACGGTGGAAGGTGCGTTTCAACGCTCGACTCGAAGAAGCGATCAAGTCGAAGTCCGCACCGGCCGCAGCGCCGGCAGCCGAGGTTACTTCAGACAAGAAAGTCACCGGTCCCAAGCAGTTGACCCGTGATGACCTCAAAAACATGTCCCCCAAGGCGATTCGAGAAGCCCGCGAGAGCGGGCAGCTCGACGAGCTGATGGGGAAGTAAGCATAGGAAGGAGCCAGTCAGATGGCTGTTACCCATTTCATCCCCGAAATCTGGTCGTCCTACATTCTTGAGCGCTACATGGCCAAGAATGTGTTCGCCTCCCTCGTTGACCGCAAGTACGAAGGTGAAGCCCGCAAGGGCAACACCATCCACATCCCCGGTGTGGTCGCCCCGGCGGTCAAGGACTACAAGGCGGCTAGCCGCACCACGTCGGCAGACGCCATCAGCGACACCGGAATCGACATCCTGATCGATCAGGAGAAGAACTTCGACTTCTACGTCGACGACATCGACAACGCGCAGTCGAACGAAAACCTGCTGCCGCTGTACACCGACGCCGCCGGTGACTCGCTGGCCACCGACGCCGACCAGTTCATCGCCAACCTGCTTGTCGCCAACGCCACCGGCATGCCATGGTCGTCCAACCCCACCACGGGAGATGGCGCGTTCAACGTCGTCAAGGACGCCCGCAAGCTGATGAACAAGGCCAACGTTCCTGACGACGATCTGCGTGTCGCGGTTGTGAACGCCGAGTTCGAAGCCTTGCTGGTCGGTGCTGATTCGAAGCTCACCAGCTTCGATTCGTCCGGCGACACCGCTGGTCTGCGCAACGCCACTGTTGGAAAGCTGCTCGGATTCCGTGTGGTTACCTCGAACAACCTGCCTGAGTCTGACTCGCCGCAGGCCGTGTTCTTCCACCAGCGTGCCGCAGCGTTCGTGTCTCAGATTGACGAGGTCGAAGGCATGCGCGCACAGGACAAGTTCGCCGACCGCATCCGCGGCCTGCATGTGTACGGCGGCAAGGTCGTTCAGGCCCCCGGCGTGCTCGTCTTCAACCGGGCCGGCAGCTAGTGCTGGCATCTCCCGCTGACGTCGCCCACGCCCTAGGGCTGGAAGACGAGAACGAGCTCACCGCCTCCCAGCAGGCCCGTGTCGAGGGCCTGCTGGAGAGGGTGTCTCGAAGGTTTCAGCGGGAGGCCGGACGAACCCTGACCGCAGGGGCGGTGACCGTGCGTGCACTCACGGTGGAGGGCCGGGTACATCTACCGGACCCCCCGTCTGGAGACACTGTTACGGTCACCGACCTCTGTGGTAACACGCTCGAAGGTGTCATCGAGGGCGACTACGTTGATGTCACCCGCAACGGGTGCCCTGTCGCCACGGGTGAAATCCTTGTCGTCGAATACACCCGAGATGAGCCGCCCCAGGCCGCAATAGATGCGGTAGCGGCGATGGTCGCGCGCCACCTCACGGTGGAACCCGGTTCACCCGAATCGAAGTCCACCGACCTCACCGCGGGCGCGGATTTTCGGCAGCGTCTTGCCGACTGGGTGTCTGACACATCCTTGTTCACCGACGAGGAACTAGCGGAGGCGAGAAGCTACCGCTACCCCGTCCCTAATGTGATCATCCACCGCCTGTGACCTTCGAATCACTGGCCAGGATCCCGGTCACGTACACCCCATACACGGGTGTCACTCAGGATTCCCTAGGGAACGATGTTCCCTCATTCGGCCCCACAGTGGACCTGAAGGCGTACTCGTATGCCCCGCACCGGACTGAAGACACGGACGGGCACACCTCACGCGATATCGCAGAAGTCGATCTAGCCATGCCCCCCATGACCGTTGATCTGATGTCCCGATTCGGGATCAATGGGAAAACCTACGAGGTGGTGGGTGAACGCGACGAAACAGGCGGATTCCACGGCTGGAAGCCAGGAATCATCGTCGAGCTGAAAAGGGTGACCGGATAGTGGCCAAGTTCAGGCTGAATCGTAAGGCGCAGAGCGAATTGACGAAGGAAATCGTCGAGAAGGTCTGCGTTCCCATGATGCAGCGGGTCGCTGACGCCTGCAACCAAGAAGCGGGACTGGAAGACGGTTTCCGCGTCTCGGTAGAAGGCGATGATCCTTTGGATAAGCGCGACTACCGGGCAACAGCTATCGCCGCAACGGCAGAGGCCATCCGGTACGACCACAAGCACGACGCACTGCTACACAACTTTGGCGAGGCTGGCTGATGTTCGCCTACCACGCCCAAGTGGTCAGGGACTGGCTGGACGAAAACATGCCGGTTCGGGTGTCCACTGACGTGCCGAAAACGCGCCCAGCGCAGCTGATCACAATCGATTCAGCGCCAATCTCTAGCGGATACTCGGGAACCAAAGCCCGCGTACTCGCACGGCGCCGACTGATCATCTACTCATGGGGCGCCAACGAACTGGACGCATACAACCTGATCGAGCAGACGCGTGAATGGCTCCTCAAACTCCCCGGCAAGGGCCGCGGAGTGCACGCTGTAGACATCGCAGGGGAACCTGCCCGCCGCGATGACATCGAAAGCGAAACGCGACGGTTCGTGATGACCGTCGATGTATTAATGCGTTCAAATCCCTGAATTTACAACTAAATACACCCTTTCAAAGGCTCGGCTGCACCGATCTGCTTCTGAAAGGGGCACATCATGGCTGAAGAAGTCGGCAACGTTTTCGCCGCAGAGCCGTCCGCCGCTGGGGCCGCGTTCGTCGCCCCGCTCGGAACTACCCTCCCAACCAGTGTCGACGGAGTGCTCGATGCCGCGTTCGTCGGTCTTGGGTATGTCGGCGAGGACGGTATCACTGAAACATCGGAGCGGTCCACCGATGAGAAGAAAGACATGGGTGGCCGCATCGTCAAGGTGCTGCAGACCGAGTACAACCACTCGTTCAAATTCGTCCTCCTGGAATCGCTGAATGCCGATGTCCTCAAGGCGATCTACGGTGCTTCAAACGTCACCGTCACCCCCGCTGACGGTACTCACGGCACCCAGGTGAAGGTCCGCAAGACCAGCAAGAAGCTGCCCCACCAGACGTGGGTGTTCGACACCATCGACTCGGAGCTGTCCGCGAAGTACCGCAACTGCGTCGCAGACGGGCAGGTCATCTCTGTTGGTGATGTGACCTTGGCTAGCAAGGACACCATCGAATACGAGGTGGAACTGAAGGTCTTCGAGTCGTCCACCGGTGAATACGTGACCACGTACACCGACGACGGGCGGATCGCGGGCTCCTAATAGACGCGGCGGGGCCGAATTCCCCTGCAGCCGAGCGCGGCCCCGCCGCTCTCCAAGCGCTACGGCTGCACACAAACCCCTTGAAAGGGCGCTCATGGCTGCAAAAAACGCAACACCCTACGTCCACATCGTGGAAATCGAAGGCGTCGAAAAGAAGATCAACCTCAAACCCTTCGGGTCCGTTCCATCCGGTGTCATTCGGCGAAACCGCAAGAACCCCGAAGAGGGTATGTGGGAAATCTTTGAGTGGGGCGCGGTCTCGGAAGCCGATCTTGCTGTGTTCGACGAGCTGCCCCTAACTGAGGTGGAAGACCTTTTCACCGCCTGGCAGGAGGCCGGACAGGTCACCGTGGGGGAATAGTCGCGCTTCTCGACCTCATCGAGAAGCATGGCACCGCACTAGAATACGACCTGATCAAAGACGGGCTACGCCTACGTGACTGCCCGTCTGACGAATTCAACTGGCGCGATCTGTGGGTGTATGTCAATCACCCGGAAGAGACAAGCGCGCTATGGAAGTCCAGGAACCCGAAGTATGCGGGCTGGACTCTGACTACCCGCCTTCTGGCGATTATCGCCAATGCGCTGCGCTGGCTGGTGTGGGCGAAAACCAAGGACGGACACCGTAACCGGAACCGTCCGGTGCCAATCGGCCCTGATATGGGCGATCAGCAGTCACGCCCCGGCCTGAAAGTCAAAGCCGCGCCCCTCTCGAAGGTCAAAGAGCTACTCGGCCTTTCAGGCGAAGAGCGGCGCGAGAAGAAACTGCGAAACCTGTTCGGAAATTAGGAGGTGACACATGGCTGTTGAACTTTCATCGGGATATGTGTCTGCCACCGTCAGGTTCGATGGGGTCAACAGGGGCATCAGCAAGCTCTTTGACAACGTCCAGAAGCAGGCAGTCAGCGCGGGAAAGAGGACCGGCTCCGCATACGCTAAAGCCCTTGCCGACGAGGCGAAAACCGCTGCGGATCAAGTTAAAAAGATCTCCGAAACGGTCGCTAAGTCTCGCGACAAAGAAGCTGACGCCGCGGGCAAGCTCAAGGTGGCCCTTGAGAAGCTGAATGAGGCTCGCGAGGCGGGAACCAAGGGCTCGAAGCTC